TTCTGGAACTACAGCTTTAACTTTTTCTGGTGCAAATGCTACTTTTGCAGGAACTCTTGCAACAGCAGCAGGTGGATTTAATATAGCTGGTTTAGATATAGATGGTGCAACAGATATTGGTGCCGACTTAGTTGATGCTGATTTATTCATAGTAGATGATGGAGCAGGTGGAACGAATAGAAAAGTTGCTGCTTCTAGAGTTAAAACATATATTGGCGGCGGAACTTCTTGGCAAGCAGTTAAAACAGGAGCTTTTACAGCTGTTGCAGGAGAAGGATATTTTGTTAACACAACTTCATCAGCATTTACAGCAACACTTCCTGCAGGAACAATTGGAGATCAAGTTTCACTTATAGATTACGCAGGAACTTTTGACTCAAATAATTTAACCGTTGCAGCTGATGGATCAGAAAAAATTCATGGTTCTACAGATGATTTAACGGTTGCAACAGAAAGAGCTGCCTTTACATTGGTTTTCACTGATAGTACACAGGGCTGGCTATTGACGGAGAAATAATGGCTGATTATAAAGATATCAAAGGAGGCACTGTCCAAAACTTTGCAGGGGATCCCCCTGCTCCAATTGCAGGTCAAGTATGGTATGATAGTACAGCAATTGCATTTCAATATTTATCATCTAATCCAGCAGGCTCTTGGGCTAGTGGTGGAGCTATAAACACTTCTAGACACGGTTTAGGAGCATCTGGAGCAAGTAATACTGCAGCATTAGCTTTTACAGGATCAACCAATGGAGATCCTCCAGGAATCACAACAGACACAGAATCTTACGATGGATCTTCTTGGACAGAAGTTAATAACGTAAATACTGGAAGACACAGGTTAGCAGGATTAGGTACTCAAACAGCAGCATTGGCAGCTGGTGGAACTACAGGATCTTTAACAGCAGTAGTAGAATCTTGGGACGGTACAAATTGGACGGAAGTAGGAGATTTAAATACAGCAAGAGAAAGAGCTGCAGGTGTGGGGACAACCACAGCAGCTTTGGTTTTTGGTGGACTTACTCCAGGTGTTACAGCAATAAATGAAAGTTGGAACGGAACGTCTTGGACCGAAGTTAACAATTTAAATACTGCTAGAGATAATTTAGGAGGAGCAGGTACTCAACCAGCAGCGTTAGGTTTTGGTGGATTAACTCCCCCATCAACAAGACTAGATGAAACAGAGTCTTGGAATGGAACTAGTTGGACTGAAGTAGCAGATTTAAATCAAGCAAGATATCAAGTAGCTGGATCAGGTGCAAGTAACACATCAGCTTTAGTTTTTGGTGGAAATAAACCACCTAACACTGCAACAGGTGAAACAGAACAATGGAATGGAACAGCTTGGACAGAAGTTGCAGATTTAAGTCAAGTAGGTCAAACACAAGGTACTGGAACAGTAACAAGTTCACTAGCTGTTGGTCGTGAGCCTTCTCCTTCAGCAGCAACAGAAGAATGGACTTCACCAACAGAAACAGCTGAAACAATAACAGATTAAGGAGGAAACTATGGCAAAAACAAAACAATACTGTGTAGCAGAGAACTGGGGAAAAGGATTCATTGAGCACAGTGAGTCTGTTAAAATCACGTTTAAAGGCTACCCTGGTAATGTTTGGCAACTTCCTGCAAACAATAAGTCTGCTAACAGATGGATTTCTGGAGTAGCTGGAGCTATCAAAACTAAAGACGAAGCTCAAACTATTGTAACTGCAGAAGTCACTAAAGCTCAAAATGCTTGGGATGCTAATAACGTCGATGGCGAATCATCAGCAGAGAAGATATTGAGATTAGGTGAAAAACCTGCTGACATAACTTTGGAGGAATAAAATGACTGACTATAAAGGTATTCATGGTGGTAAAGTACAAAATTTTTCAACGAATCCACCTGCTCCTATCTTAGGACAGGTGTGGTATAATGAAACTACACGAACTTTAAATTATTTAGCTGCTGCTGCAGGAGCTTGGGCCACTGGTAATAATGTAAATACGGCAAGAAGAGATCTTGGAGGCACAGGTATTAAAACAGCAGCACTTATATGGTCAGGATATGTAACTCCAAACACTAACGTTGCAAATACAGAATCTTATAATGGAACTTCTTGGACAGAAGTAAATGATGTAAATACCGCAAGAAATGGTATTTGGGGTGCTGGTCCTTCTACTTCCAGCATATTTGCAGGAGGATATACCCACAGCGGAACAGCTACAAAAGATGAAACAGAAATTTGGGATGGAACTAATTGGACAGAAACTGCTGATTTAAATACAGGTAGATACTCACTTGGTGGAGCAGGAACTGATAATGAAGCTGCATTATGTTTTGGAGGAACAGTCAGTCCTAAAGCTCAAACAGAATCATGGAATGGAAGTAGTTGGACAGAGGTTAATGATTTAAATACTGGAAGACATGCAATTACAGGATTTGGAACAGAAACATCTGCTTTAGCTACAAGTGGTGATGGAGATACACCAAGAGCTTTGGTTGAAACTTGGAATGGTACAAGTTGGACTGAGACAACAGATTTAAATACAGGTAGAGCAGGAATTGCAAGTTGTGGAACAGTTCCTTCTGGAATGGTTTTTGGAGGACCAGTTCCTGGTGGTGGTAAAACTGAGTTATGGAATGGTTCATCATGGACTGAAGTAGCAGATTTATCAACAGCAAGAGAATTAGAAGATGCTGGAGCAGGAGCAAGTAGCACTAGTGCTTTAGCATCTGCAGGATATATAACAACAGAGTCAGCTGCAACAGAAGAATGGACTGACCCTGTACTTGTAACTAGATCAGTAGATACGGATTAATATGGCAACTTATAAAGAATTACACGGATCAAATATAGAGGTTGTAGCTTCGGATCCATCAAATCCAGTTGTTGGACAAGTATGGTATAATACTACTACAAATGTTATGAAAGGTTTTACATCTAATCCAGCAGGATCGTGGGCTACTGCTGCGGCTGCAAACACAGCAAGAGGAAATTTAGCAGGTAGTCCAGCTGGAACTACAACAGCAGCTCTAGCCACTGGTGGAGTTAATCCTGGAAACAGTAACGGTGTGGGTGTTGTTGAATCTTATAACGGATCGGCTTGGACTGAAATTGCAGATTTAAACACTGCAAGAAAAGATCTTGGCGCTGGAGGAACATCTACATCTAATATAGCCTTTGGTGGTGAAACTGGAGGTAGTACAAGACAAAGTATTGCAGAGTCATGGAATGGAACTAGCTGGACAGAAGTTACGGATATGAATGGAGCAAAACAACAGCCAGGAAGCACAGGTGCTAGTAATACTTCAGCTTTAGCTATGGGAGGACTTAATCCTGGAAAACTAGCATTAACAGAAACATGGAATGGAACTAGTTGGACAGAAGTAGGAGATTTAAATACAGCTAGATTTTATCCAGGAGCAGCTGGAATTGTAACAGCAGCTTTATGTTTTGGTGGTGCATTAGATCCAGGAACCACAGCGAATACTGAATCTTGGGATGGTACAAGTTGGACTGAAGTTAATAATCTTAATACATCAAGAAATGGTTTAAGAGGAATTGGAACTTCAACATCTGCATTAGCAGTATTTTGTGAAAGTCCAACGCCTAAAGCAATTATTGAACAATGGGATGGTACAAGTTGGACAGAAGTAGCAGATTTAAATTCTGGAAGGGATGGAGGTGCAACAGCTGGTACAACCACATCTGGATTAGTTTTTTTTGGTAGTAACTCAACGAGCACTGAAGAATGGACTGTACCAACAGAAACAACAGTAACTTTTGATGCAACTGATGTATAGGTTGTAATATATTTTAAATAGTATATGATATAATTAACTAATGGAGAAAGACATGAAAAAAAACATAAAAGATATTATACAAAAAGAAGAGCCTAACTTAAATAATTTACTCGAAAAAGAAGATTTATCTGCGTTTAAAGGTATGGTTGATGAACTTCGAGATACATGGAGCAAGAAACAAATGTTTAGAACAGAAACTGAAGCAAGGTTTTCTGTATTACAAGACAACAAATATCCAACCAAAGCTGCAAAATATTGGCAATGTGTTAGAGAACAATCTAGTTATTTAGATAATTTAATGGCTTTATCATTTGACTATAGAAGAAATGATGCAAAAATTAAATGGTTAGAAAAAAAAGTAGAAAAAGAGGAAGACGAATATAAATTAACTAAATATCAAATAGATTTAGATGAAGCTCATTTTGGAAAAGCTTCTATGGAAAAAGTTGCTAGACATAGAATGAGAGAAATTAAAATGTGGTCTACGTTAAAGAAAGAATTTAATGATGGATCATTTAATGATAAAGATGTTAATCAACATCAGTTAGAATCTTATGGCTTACAATACGCAGCAAAAGCAAAAACATTAAATCAAAATTCATCAGACGCAGAAGTTTTTAATGTAATGGGTCAACTACAATCATTACAGAGAATTAAAAAATCTGGTGAATTAGAAAGTAATTACAAAGAGAAAGAACAAATAACTCAACATGGAAAACCTAAAGTTTGATTTTGTATTTCTAGGTCAATCTGTTTTAAAATATCAAGTACCTTTAGATATTTTTACAGCAATTAATCATATCTATGAACAAAATTTTCAGAAACTTCATAAAGCTAATAAACAATTAGTAGGTAAAATAGCAGACGAACATTCGTTATTTTATAATGGTCAGGATCAAACAAAAATGAAAAATCATAATTTATTGCCTAGAAATATTACTGATTATCTTATAACCATTTTTAAACATTATTTAAATTTTAATAAAATAAGAGACTATGATTTACATATTAATTCTATTTGGGTTAATGAAATGAAACAACATGAGTATAATCCTGCACATGTTCATAGGGGTATGTTATTTACAGGGCTATCAAGTGTAATGATTTTAAAACTACCATCAACTTATGGCAGAGAATACTCAGCAGGGCACATACAACAAAATGGTAGATTACAGATACTGGGTGCGGCTAACGGTCAGTTTGCAAAAATAGATTATCAACCACCAATGAATCTTCGAGATTTTTATATATTTCCATATGATATGAGACATGTGGTTTATCCATTTAATGGAACTAATGAAACAAGAAGAACTTTAGCTGCAAACTGTGACGTGCAATTTGATCCAATTAAAAATAGAGGAGCTGCATGATAACTGAACCACGTTGGAAATCCTTTATAGTTGAAACAACACAACCTATTTTTACACCTAAACAATGTCAGATGATTATTGCAGCTGGAAGAGCTGAGCCAAAACAAAGTGCACAAGTTGGAAATGAAAAAGGTATTAAAAGTGGTGTCTTAGATACTAAAACAAGAACTTCGCATATTAGTTGGATACCTTTTAAAAAAATGCCAGAAATGTATAAAGACATAGAAAAAATTATGAAGACTACTAATGGTAATCATTTTGGTTTTGATGGAATGACATTAACAGAGTTTGCACAATATACAGAATATCCAGAAGGTGGTTTTTATGATTGGCATGTAGATAATGATGTTAACATGGCTCACGAACCACCAGTTAGAAAAATATCTATGACTTGTTTACTGTCTCATGAATCTGAATTTGAAGGAGGGGACTTAGAATTAATGTCAGAAGGTAAAGTTGCAAAAATAAAACAAGGTCAAGCTATATTCTTTGCATCTTTTATAAGACATAGAGTAAAACCAGTTATAAGGGGAGCAAGAAAATCTTTAGTAATGTGGTTTGGAGGCACACCATTTAAGTAATGTTTAGAGAATTACATTTTCCAACACCTATTTATATTGCAGATATAAAACACCCAACTCTTAACCAAGAGTTAGAACGAGATATTATGGCTTGGGCTAATAAAGATAAAGGTATAACAAGAACTAATGTTAAAGGTTGGCATTCAACAATAGACATGCAGGAAAAACCACAATTTAAAAAACTAGTTGATATGTTATATGCCTGTCAAAAAACAATATACGATCAAGAACATTTAGATAGTGAACCTGTGTTAGGTAATATGTGGGCGAATATTAACCCACCAGGTGGAATGAATAGAGCTCATCAACATCCTAATTCATTATGGTCAGGCGTTTATTATATTAAAGCTCCTAAAAATTCAGGGCATTTAAAAATAGATGATCCAAGATCTGTTGCTTGTATGTCTAGACCTAGACAAAAACCAGGAAAAGCGCCCCGCAGATTATGGAGAGAAACACATTATGAGCCTATTGCTGGAAGATGTATTATGTTTCCATCGTGGTTAATGCACTGTGTAGATCCTAATAAATCTAATGATATAAGAATATCAGTGTCTTTTAATTTTTTACAGAAAGGTATGTTTGTATGACATTTAGAGTAAATAGATATCAAGTAATTAAAAAAGCAGTATCTTTTGAGTTGGCTAATTTTATATATAATTATTTTATGCTTAAAAGAGACGCTGTTAAATGGATGTATGAAAATAATATTATTTATGATAATGGCATGTTTGGCACTTGGACTGATCAACAAATTCCTAATACCTATTCACATTATGCAGATATGGTAATGGAAACTTTGATGATGAAAGTATTACCAGTAATGAAAAAAGAAACAGGATTACAATTAATTCCAACATACTCTTATGCTAGAATATATAAAAAAGGCGACATTCTTCATAGGCATAAAGACAGACCTAGTTGTGAGATATCTTGCACCCTCAATTTAGGAGGAGATCCTTGGCCTATATTTATAGATGGAACCGGTGCAGATAATGTGATTGATGAACGTAAAAATATAATAAAACCCAATGCCCCAGAAGGCACTAAAGTCTTGCTTGAAGTAGGAGATATGCTAGTATATAGTGGATGTGAATTAGAGCATTGGAGAGAACCATTTGAAGGAGAAACTTGCGGACAAGTCTTTCTTCATTATAACCATGTAAATGGTCCTTTTGCTGATAAGAATAGGTTCGACAAAAGGCCGATGTTAGGTATTCCCAAATTAGGGAATTAATAATATAATGGTTCTTTATGTTACAAAAATTAAGATTTGATCCAGGTTTCAATAAACAAGTTACAGCGACTGGTGGTGAAGGCCAATGGGTTAGTGGCGATTATGTTCGTTTTAGATATGCTACACCAGAAAAAATAGGTGGCTGGGCTCAGCTTGGAGATGCTACTCTTACTGGAAGAAACACAGCACTACACCATTTTGTTAATGCTAGTGGAATTAAATACGCTGCATTAGGCACAAACAGATTTTTATACATTTATTCAGGTGGAGCTTTTTATGATATTACTCCTATTAAAGCTACAACAACTTTAACTAATGCTTTTACAACTACAAACGGTGATGCCACAGTTACAATAACTTTTGCATCTGATCACAACATTACGAAATATGATATTGTTCGTTTGGATAATTTTTCCACTATTACTGATTCTGATTTTGGTTCGAGTGATTTTGATGATACTAATTTCATGGTTACAACGGTTCCAACTTCAACAACAATTACTATTGAAATGGGATCAGCTGAATCTGGATCAGGAGCCAGTACTTCTGGTGGAATAAGAGTTCAACATTTTTATTCAATTGGACCTGCGGTTGAAGAATCAGCTGCTGGTTGGGGACTAGGTTTATGGGGTGGTACTGTAGCTGGAGAAGTTTTTGATACTTTAGATGGAGCATTAACTTCATCTTCAACAAGTATTGTTCTTGATGATTCAACAGGTTTTCCTGCTTCAGGAACCGTTTTAATAAACGATGAAAGAATTGCTTATACAACAAATACTACTGGTACTGGAACTTTATCAGGTTTAACTAGAGGATCAGATAACACAACAGCTGCTTCTCACTCTGATGGAGCAACAGTAACCGATGCTTCTGAATATACTAAATGGGGTGCATCACAAACGGGTGACATTGTAACAGCTCCAGGTTTATGGTCCTTGGACAATTATGGAAATAAATTGATTGCAACAATTACAGATGGCGCAACTTTTGAATGGGATTCAGATGCAACGAGTGCAACGTCTACTAGAGCAACAATCATTGCTAATGCACCAACAGCAGCAGTTCAAACACTAGTTTCAACACCTGATAGACACTTAGTATTTTTTGGAACAGAAACAACAATTGGAACAACTAGTACACAAGACGATATGTACATACGTTGGTCAGATCAGGAGAGTATCAATGCAACAACTTCTTATGCACCTTCAGCAACCAATACTGCTGGTACACAAAGACTGGCCGATGGAACACGGGTCGTGGGAGCTATAAGAGGTCGGGACGCAATTTATATTTGGACTGATACTTCTTTATTTATTATGAGATTCGTTGGCGCTCCATTTACTTTCTCATTTCAACAAGTTGGAACGAACTGTGGATTGATTGGAAAGAATGCAGCCGTTGAGGTTGATGGTTCTGCTTACTGGATGTCAGAGAATGGTTTTTTTAGATATACTGGTAAACTAGAATCACTTGCATGTTTAGTTGAAGATTATGTTTATGATGATATTAATACAGTTCCTAAAAACCATATCTATGCTGGACTGAATAACTTATTTGGTGAAGTCACATGGTTCTATCCTGGTAGTGGTGCTGCATCTAATAATAGATCAGTAACTTATAACTTTATGGATTCAACACCTGAGCGACCAGTATGGACTACAAGTTCACTTGCAAGATCATCTTGGTTTGATTCATCAATATTTGGAAAACCACATGCTACTGAATATGATTCAAGTGCTACAAGTGACACTACAGTTGGTAATACTGATGGTGTTACAGTTTACTATGAACATGAAACAGGACAAGATCAAATTAAAGGTGGAGCAAGAACTGGTATTTCTGCAAGTATACAATCTGGAGATTTTGACATATCTATGGGTCAAGGTGGTGGAGCAGACTTAAGAGGTGATGGTGATTTTATGATGAAAATTAGAAGAGTACTTCCAGACTTTTTATCTCAAACTGGAGATGCAAGAGTTACATTAAACTTGAAAAACTATCCAACAGATTCAGAAGCAAGTTCTTCATTAGGTCCATTTACATCTTCAACAACTACAGATAAAATAGATACACGTGCAAGAGCAAGAGCGATAGCTTTAAAAGTAGACAACACTAGTATTAAACAACACTGGAAACTTGGAACTTTTAGATTAGATATACAAGCGGATGGAAGAAGATAATGACAATAGATAAAAGAATTAATTATGCATGGGGAGGACCAGGTGGAAAATCTCCCGGAACAAGTTCAAGTGGTGGCAGCAGAGGTAGCGGCGGAGGCGGAGGCGGCGGAAGAGATCGTCATCCACCTGCACCAAGACCAGCACCACGTCCTCATACACCAGCACCAAAACCTGCACCTCAACCAACAAGAGCACCTGATTTTATAACAGGAGGAGATTTACATAAAGATCCAGTGGCTATAGATCAAGGGTTTGTAGATACTAAACCTGAATCTAAAACACATACACCAGAGTATAGAGGTCAACATGATTGGGACATCGTGACAAAACCTGGTGAAGGCACAGTAGTTGTCGATACAGGACCTGAAAAAGAAGAACCTTACGAAATGGTTGGAGATGTTAAAGTTCCTTTAAGTATGAGAGGAGTTAAAGGTGTTGATCCAAGAGAAGATCTAGAACGATATTTTGAAAAACCTGGACGAGATCCTTTTTTAGTGCCAGAAGGTGAACGAACTATAGAAGATAAAGAAAAAATTGAAGACTTTGAAAGATCACAAGACTACGATTTAATAGATGAAATGCGTAGAAAAGGATATGATTTTAAAGAAATTCAAAGTGCAATTGATAAAGGATTAACAGTAAAAGCACCAACAACTGATACTAGTAGACAAGGTTTAATTGACTATGGTTTATCAACTTTAAAAAATTTTATTCCTGAAACAGGTTTAGAAAAAAGTCTTTTTAGTAGATTAAAAAGTTTTGCACCATCAGCTCAAACAGGAATTACTAGTCTTACAGATAAAATGGGAGGTTTAAGTCAATACTTTAATCCTAAAAAAATGATAACAAGTTTTGCACTTAATAAAATGGGACTAGGTTTTCTTAATCCTATTTTAGGTATTGCATCTTTATTTGGTTTTAATCCATTTAAAAATTTAGGAACAAGATATGCTGGTGTTCCTTATAAAAGAAAAACTACTGGACCTGTAGATGATAGAGATGGTCCATCAGAACCTCAAAATGTTATGCAAGCAAGTATTAAAAAATTTCAACCAACAGATCAACAAACAGCTCAAATGAATGAAATAATGAGAAAAAGAATGATACTACAAGGATACGCAGATAAAGGAGCTTTGAATGAACAAGGTATGAATACCTTACAACAAATGAATCAGATGATAAGTCAATATCAAGTGAATCCAGAGAGTATATTTAGGGTTTAATATGGCTAGAATAGTACAATCATTAACACAACCACTAGAAAAATACGACCAACAAATACAGCAATCATTTGTTAGGGACGTTGATAGTATAGTACAAAAATTAAACACATCCTTTCAACAGGATTTAAAAGAAGAGGCGGAAGCGGAAAGCTTCTTTATGGCATAATGGCTAATACATTTGTAAACAAAAAAGTAGATTTAACGAGTACGTCGGCTACGACTTTGTACACTGTACCTAGTGCCACAACCGCTGTGATTAAATCAATACTGGTATCAGATGATTCTGGATCAGGGTCCACGATTACTATAACAATAACCGATACAGATGATGCTGTTTTCAGTCTTTTTAACGTTAAATCGATCTCGGCCAGTGGAACATCAGAACTGCTTTCAGCACCATTGGTGGCTAAGGAAAGTGAAGTGATAAAAGTAACCGCAGCAACGGCAAATAGATTACATGTTGTCTTGTCTGCGCTCGAAATTAAGCCTAGAACAGTTACATCATAGGCTTGATTTACTTGTGAAAAACAAGTATTATTATAAACCCAGGTGAAATTCCTGCCTTTAACAAACACATAAAAATTATGGCTATAGATAGAACAGGAATAACATCATTAGACGCAGGTGCAGGAGACATTACTTATACAGGTAATGAAGGTCCTAAATCTCCACAGCAAGTGGCAGGTGGAGAATACAATCGTGTCTTAGAACTTCTTGAAAAAATGAGAGAAAATATACCTTTATCAGAAGAAGAAAAAATGGAATTACAAGGGTTAATAAAAACTCTTACAGCAAAAGGAATCGATGTTGAACAATTAATGCAAAGCGCTTCTGGAGAAATGAGAATGGCTTCTGCTGATCCTGTGCTACAAGATGAATATGATAAGTATGTTTTTGAAATGCAAGAGATGGGACATGAGCCAATGTCAATAGAACAATTTAAACAACAAGCTACATCTAGTATGGCTACGGGTGGGAGAGCTGGTTATCAAGGAGGTCAATTAGTTAGACCACCAGGAATAAGTGAAGAAGAATGGAATGAAATAATGTTTGGAATAAAAAAACCTAGACCTTTAAGTTCACAATCTCCATATCTTTCTGTTCATGCTTACGGCGGAACAGCAAAACCAACATACACACAATCAAGAAAACAGAATTTAGCTTATGGTGGTATTGCAGGAGTCGATGGTAGAAAAAGATATGGTGTTGGATCATGGTTCCAAGATGTTAAAGACAAATTCATAGACGATATTATTCCAAATGAAATTAAAGATAACCCTATGTTAACAGCAGCGATAACTGGTGGATTATTGAATCAGTTCGGGGTTCCGTTTACTGGACAATTTACAAAATCAGGAGATCCTTTTGGAGAGAACTGGTTAGGAAATTTAATAAATAAAGATTTAGTAATTGGTCCTGGTGGAGAACAAACTGGAGATCTTGGATTTAATCTTTTAAAACCAAGTACGTACGGAAAAGCTTTAGAGGTTGCAGGTAAAATTCCAGGTAAAATTGGAGAAGGCATTACTAGTCTTGGAGGATCTATTCAAAATATTGGAGGAAATCTTCTTGGACTTGGTCAGGGACAGTTTGATGCACAAGGAAATAGAAAAATCAATTGGCAAACTCCTCTTGCAATAGGTACAGCAGCAGGAGCTGCTCAAGCAGCAATGCCTAAAGATATAATGCCACAAGATACATCAGGAATTGATATTGCTAATGTTCGTAGTAGAGCATTAACAGGATCAGATCCAGGTTTACATTTCCTACCACCAGGATCAGCAACAACAGCTTATGCTAAAGGTGGAAGAACTGGATACGCTACTGGAGATAGTGTAGAACAAAATGTTTTTCAAGCTTTCAGTGATTATAAAAATGCAGGAGGCAAGGAATCTTTTGGTGAATGGTTCAGTGATATTTATTTACCTGAGGCAGCACGTGCACGACAAGCTGCTCCTGAAATGGGAGAAATGCCAGAAGGAATTACATCGATTCCAATGACAACAGGTTATGAAGGCACTGAAGGAATGGGAGATTTTCTAATGCGAGGTGAAACACTTTTCCCATGGGAAACAGGAACTCAATTAGCAGCTCAAGGCGGAAGAATTGGGTATCAGGATGGACGATCAGTTAGATCATTAGCTTTAAATCAACTGTATGGAATTATGCCTAAAAGAAAATTTGCTCAAGAAGGAGGGCTTATGGATATGGGTGGAAGAATTGGGTATCGATATGGTAAAACTTATAAGGACCAGACTGAAAGAGAAAAATTAAAAAAAATTTTAAAAGATAAAGATATAGTAGGTTTAGATACCTATTCAAATGAAGAACTTATGGCTTTGTTAAAAGGCATACGTCCTTCAAGAAAAAAAGGAAGATCTAGAAAACAAGAAGGTGGCTTAATGGATTTAGGTGGCATGGAAAAAGATTATAGAAACGATGGTGGGTTTGTACCAATAGGCGGACAAGAACGAGCAGATGATGTACCAGCTAGATTATCAAAAAATGAATTTGTATTTACAGCAGATGCAGTCCGTGCGGCAGGCGGAGGAGACATCGACAAAGGCGCTGAAGTAATGGAAAACGTTATGAATAACTTAGAACAAGGCGGACAAGTATCAGAAGAATCTCAAGGATTAGAGGGCGCAAGAAACATGTTCGCTACAGCGCAAAGATTAGAAGGAGTATTAT